GTAGCTGGTGCTGGTGGTGGAGGTGGATATTATTCTGCTGGTGGAGGTGGTGCAGGAGGATTTAGAACATCAACTCAATCAGTAATACCTGCAACAGTAATTACAGTAACTGTTGGAGATGGAGGTACAGGAGGAGGTACTAGTGCATCTACTTTAGCAACAGCAGGTTCGGATTCATCTATATCAGGTTCAGGTTTAACAACTATTACAAGTGCTGGAGGTGGTGGTGGGGGTAATGGTGGTGGTCCACCTACACAACCTCAAAGAGATGGTGATAATGGAGGTTCTGGAGGAGGAGGTGGTGGTGACACTCAACCTAATCAAGGTATTGGAGGAACAGGAAATACTCCAAGTACGTCTCCATCACAAGGAAATAATGGTGGTGGTGGTGATGGTAGTCCAAATATAAATAGAGGAGGTGGAGGAGGAGGTGCTTCAGTTGCTGGTGGTGGTGGTAATACTAGTGGTAATGGTGGAGACGGAACAGCTTCTTCAATAACTGGTTCTTCTGTAACTTATGCAGGTGGAGGAGGAGGAGGAAGAAATGGTTCAACAGCAGGAACAGGTGGTTCTGGTGGTGGTGGAAATGGTTCTAATAGTGGTACTGGAACAAATGGAACTGCAAATTTAGGAGGAGGAGGTGGTGGTTGTGGAGGGGGTGGATTTCAATTAGGAGGAAATGGTGGAAAAGGAGTTGTTATATTAAGTTTACCAACTGCAAGATATTCTTCTACTACAACAGGTTCGCCAACAGTCACAACATCTGGTAGTAATACAATATTAAAATTTACAGGTTCAGGGAGTTACACAGCATAATGGCATCATTCGCAAAAATAGGATTAAATTCAAAAGTAATAGAGGTTCTTTCAGTACATAATGACGTATTAAAAGATTCTAATGGGGTTGAACAAGAAATTAATGGAATTGATTTTTTAACAAAATTAACTGGTTATCCATTGTGGAAACAAACATCTTATAATACTCGTGGTGGAGTTCATAATAATGGTGGAACACCTTTAAGAAAAAACCATGCAGGAATAGGAATGATTTATGATGAGGATAGAGATGCTTTTATCCATAAAAAACCTTTTAACTCTTGGATATTAAACGAAGATACTTGTCTTTGGGAAGCACCAGTTGCTTATCCACAAGACGAAAATAGATATAAGTGGAACGAACAAACCTTATCTTGGGATTTGACAATAATATAATCATTTAGTAAGTTCCTTTAAAAACAATGAAGGAATACTATTTTTTAACTGGTTTACCCAGAAGTGGAAACACTTTGCTTGGTTCAATAATAAATCAGAATAATAATATTAGCTTAACAGCTAACACAATTCTTACTGATGTACTTTATCAATTACATTTGCTTACAGATTGTGAAATATTAAGAAACTTTCCTGACAAAAAATCATTTAATAACATAATTAAAAATGTCTTTGATAACTATTATAAACATTGGAAAGCTAAATTTATTATAGATAGAGGATTATGGGGAACTCCAGCAAACCTACAATTACTAAAATCAATAATTAAAAAACCAAAATTTATTATTCTTTATAGACCAGTATTAGAATGCCTTGCATCATTTATTAAAATTGAAAAACCAAATGATGTAGAAGCAAGATGCCATCAATTAATGGAAATTAATGGAATGATTGGAAAAAGTTTGTGGAGTGTAAAAAATATTATTAAAGAAAAAGAAGATTGCATTAGAATTAATTATTCAGATCTAATTAACAAACCATTAGATCAAATTAATAAAATATATAAATTTTTAAACATAGATAATTTTAATCATACATTTAAAAACCTTAATGATTTTTCTACAAACAATATTAAATATGATGACAGCGTATTAAATGCACCACTACATAAAATAAGAACTGATAAAATAAAATTAAACAAATATAATATTAAAGATTATTTACCAGCTAATATAATAAAACGATATTCTAATTTAGATATATGAAAATATTAATATTTGGATTACCAGGATCTGGCAAAACAACCTTTGCTAAAAAATTAGTTGAAGGAAAAAAGATACCTCATTTTAATGCTGATGATATTAGAAAGCTATTTGAAGATTGGGATTTTACAGATACTGGCAGAAGACGACAAGCAAACAGAATGATGACGATGTGTGATCTTGCAGTTAATCATGTAGTTGTAGATTTTGTTTGTCCCTTTGAATCTTATAGATCTTTCTACGATATGAAGATTTGGATGAATACTATTAATAAAGGAAGATTTGAAGATACCAATAAAGTATTTGAGAAACCTAAAAAAGTAGATTTTGAAATAACTGATTTTAATTACAACAACATAATAAAGGAGATACATGATAGACTACAATAAACCTACGGCACAGATGTTAGGAAGATGGCAACCTTTTCATGATGGTCATCTAGCTTTGTTTAAAAAGATATTAGAAAAAACTGGTCAAGTTATTATTATGGTTAGAGATACTCCTAGAGATGAAAGTAATCCTTTTGATTTTAATGATGTCAAAGAAAGAATTGAAAAAGCATTAATTGATTATAAAGATAAGTTTGAAGTTATAAGAGTGCCTAACATTACTAATATTTGTTATGGAAGAGGAGTTGGTTATAAGATTGAAGAAATTGTTTTACCAAAAGAAATACAAGAAATATCAGCAACAAAAATAAGAGAACAATTAAAATGAATATCTTAGTTGCTATTCCATGCTTCGGTGGCAACATCAGCAATCTAACATTCCATTCATTATTTAATTGCATCAAACCTTTAAATGATATGGGACACAATCTTAGGATTGAAACACTACCCACTGAATCTTTAATCAATCGTGCTAGAAATAAGTTTGTAACTAAGTTCTTAGATAATAAAGAATTTAATGGTACGCATCTATTATTCATTGATGCTGATATAGGTTTCACATTGCAGAATCTTTTAAGAGTTATAGAGTTTAATAAAGAAGTTGTTACATGCACCTATCCTGTAAAAGGTTTTTACTGGCAGCAATTACTAGATCGTATCAAAGAAAATAATAATATAAATGAACAGACAATGCGTGATTATCTTTTGCAGTTCAATGTTAATCTATATCCTAACACAGAATTTAAACATGGATTTGCAAGGGTAAAAGAAAGTGCTACAGGTTTCATGATGATTAAACGTGAGGTGTTTACTACTATCATAGATAAGTTTCCTAACCTTAAATACAAACCAGATCTAAGAACAGGAATAGAAGGATCAGATAATGCTTATGATTTCTTTCCTGTTGGAATATATAAAGAAAAAGATGGTGTTAATAGATTCTTATCTGAAGACTATTACTTCTGTAGATTAGCTGAAGAGTGTGGCTTTGAGATCTGGACAGATCTATCTACTCCTATAAATCACTTGGGAAGCACAGAGTATTATGGTAGTTTTATTGCTCAACTAAACAGGAAATAATATGATTACACTTATTATTGGTTTACTAGCTGGAGGTTTCATTGGTTATGCTTATAAAGATGAAATCAGTAAAGCTATTGAATCTATCAAAGCCATATTGAAAATATAATAATTTAACCTATATACACTTCATTAACCAATGAAGAATATTATGTTAAACTATACTGACATCAAGTCATACTGGAATAAATTCTTTAATGATTATTCAGCAGACGTTAAGTCTTTCTGGAATAATTATTTAGAAGCAGTAGAGAAAATATATAAGAATAAATAACTTTATTTAGACAAATCATTTCTATATATGTTGCCTATGGATATAGGCAGAGTTACATATAGATTGGTTGAGAATATACAGAAGATTGTATTAGATCATGGCGATGAAATAGCTGAAGTAAGAAAAGCATTAAAAGAACTTAAAAGTTATTTCTCTCCAAAGATGCTAATCATTTACTTTAGCTTTATATTAACCCAGGTGATTGGCATAACATATTGGGTATCTAAACAAGAAACAACTATTGAAAATCTAACAAAAGAAATTGAAGAATTAAAACACCAATCAAATAAAAAAAATAAATAATATCTATAATTCAATTAGTTATAAAAAATAATTTTATTTACTTATTATTCAATTAACCTTATCTCGCACCTGCCAAACCAACTATAGGAGTTAGCATGGCAAAGAAACATAAAACTGCTGAGGAAATCATTTATCAAATAAAGGATCTCCTTGACGATCTAGAACTCAAGATCAACCCAGAAGATAATTGGGATGATGAAGATGAGAACGAAGATCTTGATATAGATACTGACGAAGACGAAGAAGAGTAGTCTATAGGATAAGGGTGGTAGAAATACCACCTTTATTTAATTATCCCCATACAATTCACAATTGACTTTTTATCCACAACCACTATAGGTAGTGCATGAAGAGAAAGAAGCAACCTACATCTGCTACATCAGTAAGACTATCTGCTCACGAGAGATTATGTGCAGAAAGGATGCAAACACTTATTAAAACAATTGATGAGTTAAAGGTAGAAGTAAAAGATCTTCGTGGCGATATGAATAAAGGCAAGGGTGTTATTTATTTTATAATATTTCTTGGTGGTATTGCTACAGCGATTGGTAGTTTCTTTCAATTTAGATAAACAACAAAGGGTTTACATTGTTAAAGGCAGACAAAGGATTAGTTTCCGAAGCATTAGCTCAAGCATACTTTGCTAAAGATCCAAACCTAATTGTATTCACAGCATTGGGTGGTGTTGGTCCAATAGATATTTGTACGTACAACACCAAGACAAAAGAGTATTGCAACTATGACGTTAAGACTGTTTCATATAGAAAATCAAATACTAAATACGCACACAAAAAAAACGATAGAATAAATAGATCTCCATCTAAAATACAAAAAAGTTTAAACGTAAAGATTGTTTATGTTTATGAAGATGGTAAAGTAGTAATCAAATGAATTACGAAGACGTTAAGATACGCATAAAAAAGAACGAAGGTTTCTCTGCCAAAGTTTATTTAGATTCACTTGGCAAAGGTACTATTGGCTATGGTCATTTGCTTACAGAAGAAGATGATTTTGTTGAAGGTGTTATCTATGACAAAGATATACTTGAATCATTGTTTGATAAAGACTTTAATAAAGCTAAACAAGGTATGGAAGAATTAGTTGGAACACAGCCTTTACCTATGCTTGTTAAAGGAGTTATTATTGAAATGGTATTTCAATTAGGAAAGACTGGTGTATCTAAGTTTAAGAATATGTTTGCAGCTTTAAAAGAATTTGATTACACAATAGCTGCTGCAGAAATGTTAAACTCAGCATGGTACAGACAGACACCAAGCAGATGCGAAGAGCTGGCTAACTTAGTAAGGAAGTGTACAATATAATGTGGTGGAATATATTACCTACTGTTTTTAAAACTGGTGCTGAGATTTATAAGAATCATAAGCAATCAGAACTATTAGAATCAGAAGCTGAGAAACGACACTATGAACGTATGGCTCGTGGTGAGATTGAATATCAAAGAGATGTTTATGATCAGCAAGATAAAACTTGGAAAGATGAATTTGTTTTAGTCATAGTATGTATTCCTATTCTTGTATTATCTTATGCCATCATTAGTGATGATGTTAATATCAAATCTAAATTAGATTTATTCTTTGATTACTTTGGAAGATTCCCTAGTTGGTATCAATGGTTAATCGTTGGTATCTTCGGTGCAATCTATGGATTGAAACCAACAATAGATATGTTTAAAAAATGAGTGATGATATAGTTACAATGTTTGCTCAGGCATATTCTAAAAAGAAACCTACATTGCTATCGCAGCAAGGTTCTAACATTAAAGTAAAGATTAAAAAGAATGGCAAGAAAGCACTTAGAAAATAAACATATAAGAAAGCCACCAAAGAAACGAAGAGGCAGACATACGAAGCGTGTTAATAAAAATAAAACTTATAAAGAATATGTTGGTCAGGGGAGAGTATAGTTTATGATAAATGTCAAATGTATTTTTTGGTTAAGAAGAGGATTTTGTGCTTTACTAAAACAGTGTAAATGCTTTAAGATAAATGAGCAAAGCTATTTCAGCTTTGACATAAATGAGGATGACTACAATCCATTTAGAGAGAAATTATAATGGTTAAAAAAATGTATCAAAATCCTAGTGGTGGATTGAACGAAGCTGGTCGTAAATACTTTAATCGTACTGAGGGTTCTAATTTAAAAGCTCCGATAAAATCAGGTACTAATCCAAGACGAGTTTCTTTTGCTGCACGCTTTGGTGGTATGGCTGGATCTCTATTATCCAAGTCAGGCAAACCAACACGTTTGAAATTGGCATTGCGTGCCTGGGGATTTAGTTCTAAAGAAGCTGCGAGAAACTTCGCTGCAAGACATAAGAAAAAATAACAATGGCTAAACGAAAGGTAATACTTAAATCATGTGGCTTCTGCCATATCTGCGGCAAAGAACACATGAGTAACGAAGGAGGCTGGGTTATCAATGCAGAAAAATTAAACTTCTGCCACAGTTTAGAACATAGTTGCTATGATATTTACTTTAATAATGTAAGAGCAAAAGAGAAACAGGCACTTGTAAGTAATAATAATAATGACAAACGTATGGAAATGTATATAGAATATTTAAAGAAACAAAAATGCAAACATAAATACGCAGGAGAATAATATGCCACTAAATGCAAAAGGTAAAAAGATTCTAGCAGCCATGGAAAAAGAATATGGTAAAGAAAAAGGTAAGACTGTATTCTATGCTTCTGAGAATAAAGGAACTATTAAAGGTGTTAAGAAAAAAGGTAAATCGCTAATGGCGATGTAGTATGGAATCTAAATACCACGAAACAAAAGAAGGTAAGAAAGCTCGTAAGGGTTTATATTACAATATCAATCAGCGTAAGAAAGCTGGCACATCAAGATCTAAAGAAAATTCTACTATATCTAAGAAGGCTTATAAAAGTTTATTAGCTGGTTTCAAAGACTAAGTCTTTACGTTATCCATCACATACTTATATCTATTCCAAATAACATTCTCTGGTTTCCAGAAATGCTCTTTGTTAAACTTCATCTTAACATGATGGATCATTGTTGTGTGATCTCTATTACCTAGGATAACTCCAATCTTAGTGAATGGCATATCATACTTATCTCTTAAAACATTTATAAGAATTGATCTTGCAATTACTGCCTGCTGTATTCTAGTCTTAGCAATAATATCATTTACATTTACACCTAACTGATTAGCAACTATTGATAATATATCTTTAACATTCTCAGGTACAACTACATCATTAATAGTTACATACTTAACCACTTCTTTAATAACAGTATTCTTATATCTAAAGTTGTTTCTAAAGAATTGTCTTGCTAATTTATATCCAGTTCTAAAACCTGCACGATAAATCTTTTTCTCTCTTTCATCTAAGTTTGCAAAACTATTAAATGTATATCTTAATTTAATTTCCTTTTTGAATTCTCTTGGCGTCATAATTATCCTCTTTCTGTCTTATATTTGTTG